AAAGTAATTACAAGGGATTTATGTCCAAACGCTAGTGGAACTCCAGAAACTTTGTATACAGTACAGTCAGGAAGTACGATAGTTGTTCTGGGATTAAACCTAGCAAACGTACATACGGCTCAAGTTACAGCTAGTGTTACTCTTGTAAGTACAACAACACAAACATCACAGACACAGAACACAACAGCATATATTATTAAGGATGCTCCAATACCAAGTGGTTCTACTCTCTCAGTTCTTGATGGAAAGATAATTCTTAATGTTGGTGATATTGTACAGATTGACTGTTCAGTAGCAGATAAGATTTCAGCAACAATGAGCTATATGGAGCAAACCTAATGGCAGGTTACATAGGTTCAAAAGCTGTTCTACTAAGTACAACTGCGGCAGAGGTATCTGGTGATGCTGACATTGGTGGTAGTGTTCTTGTTGATACGATAAAGGCTGACAATGGCACAACGGCTATGACTATTAACAGCAGTGGTGATGTTATACAAACTAATTATATGATAGATATGTGGAGGCTTACAGCTAACTTTGATACAAATGACGCTACAATTACAGGTTGGGAAAGACCTGATGATGCTAGTTCTGGTAGAATTGGAACTGGTATGACAGAATCTAGTGGAGTTTTTACTTTCCCCTCAACAGGAGTATATCTTGTTACCACTCATTTTAGAATTGCCAAACTAGGAGCAGGTGATGCAACTCTTGGGTATACGATAAAAGTTAGTACGGATAGCGGAGGCTCTAGTGATACTGTAGCTACAGGATACGAAGGTGACCAGTCAAGTAGCACAGTTAATCAAAATGCTTCTATTCAAGCTCTAGTAAATGTTACCAATGCGTCTAATTTTCAAGTATTTTTCAAAACAACAAGTATGGCTAATAGTTCTAGAATTAATGGTAATTCTAATGAAAGTCAATCCATAGTTACATTTGAGCGTAAAGGTCCAAGTCAATAGGAGTATAGCATGGCAGGATATTTAGGAAACATACCAACACCACAAGCAACACAGACTAGAGATACTTTCACTGCTACTTCTGGGCAGACTTCCTTTGCTACCAGTGGGTATACTGTAGGTATGTTAGACGTATATCTGAATGGAATTAAATTAGCTTCAGCAGATTTCACAGCTTCAAATGGTTCTGATGTGGTTCTTGCTTCTGGTGCCAGTGCTGATGATATTGTAGAGGTTGTGAGCTTCTCAACCTTTGATAGTGCGTCTGGTGCTTTTAGTGTTGATGTTCAGAGTGATAAAATTAAAACTGCGACTATAGCACATACAAATAATACTACAGGAATAACTATTGGTACTGATGGTGTTATTTCTCAACCTACTCTACCTATATTTCATGTAACAAAAAGTGCAGACCAAACTGGTATTGCTGATGCGGCTCATGTACAAGTTACATTTGACGAAATAACAGATGGTTCTAATGGTGGAAGAACTATTAATCAAGGTGGGCTGTGGGCAAGTAATAAACTAACTGTGACTGCCAGTACTGCGGGATATTATTGGGTTTATACTAATCTTTTTTGGCAAACAAGTGGTAGTGCTATTGGAGGAAATAATTATGGTTATTGGAAAAAGAATGGTTCTACTAATTTAGATGAATTTTATACAAATACTCAAGGAAATACAGATACTACAGGCGTATTGTGGGTTAATCAAGTGGTAGATTTAACAACATCTGGAGATTATCTTGAGCTTTATATTTACTTTGATAATCAAGGTGGTAGTACAACTACTTTAAATCAAAATTCTGTAACAGCCGCACGAACAACAGCAGGGGGGTATAAGATAGCATGACCAAAGCAAGAGAACTCGCTGACCTTATAGCCAATGTAAATAAGGGTAGCTCGTTAGGTAATAAGAATTTTATTATAAATGGAAAGTTTGACGTTGCACAAAGAGGAAGCTCAATAGCAGGAATTGAAAACTATACTTTGGATAGATGGAAAATTGATAGACAGAATGTTGATAACTGTGCCGCTACTGTTACTCAATCAACAGATGTACCTAGTGGTCAAGGTTTTATGAACGCATTGCGAATTGACATTACTACGGCTGAAAGTGCTTTGGCGGCAGACGAAACATTGCAGTTTGAACACATTATTGAAAGCCAAAATCTTCAACCTTTATGTCATGGAACGAGTAATGCTAAACCTATAACTTTATCATTCTGGGTTAAGTCAAATGTTACTGGTACATATTGTGTTTCTATATACCACTACGATGGCAACGATATGATTAATGCTCAGTATACTATTAGTTCAGCCAACACTTGGGAGTATAAAAGTATGACCTTTGTTGGCAACACTGATAGTGGTGCAGTAATAGCAGATGATAATACGCATGGTCTTAAATTTAACTTTATACTTGCGGCAGGGTCTAACTTTACTGGAACACAAACAGCAACATGGCAGACGTATGCTAATGCTCAATTTGCAGGGGGTCAAACAGCTAACATTATGTCTAGTACAGACAACGATTGGGCAATTACAGGAGTGCAACTTGAGATTGGCGAGAAGGCTACAGAATTTGAGCATGAACCATATGAGGCTACTCTTGAAAAGTGCCACAGGTACTATGAAGCTCATACTCTAAATAGTTATACAAATATTGGGTTTTCTTATAGCACAACTCAATTTATAATTCCTTATCATTGGAAGGTAGAAAAAAGAGCTTCTCCAACTTTTTCATTCCCAACTGTCGGAACTTCTTCTGGCAATCTAGGGGTAACAGTTGGTACAGGTAGCTATCCTAGCACTCATGGTAGTGTATTACGAGGAAGTGCACAACCTACTCAGGGTTATATTTACAATAATGCAGGTGATGGCTATGCAGGTCTTACTGATGACCAGATTTGCATATTGTATGGCTATAATGCACCTATTCTTGCATTAGATGCGGAGTTATAAAATGAAAATAGAAAATGCAGAATATTCTAAAGGAGCATCAAAAGATAAAGATAAAGTAGTATCTATCTTAGCAACTATTGATGGAAAATTATCAAGTGTTCCTACTGTAGAAGGCAATCGTCACTATGACGAGATAATGAAACAAGTCAAAGAAGGTACGCTAACCATTAAGGATGCTGATTGATGGGTAAGCCAACAGTAAACTCCCTTGATACACGCACGACTCGCCTCGAAACTGAAACCAGTATTCAGTTTAAAGATTTGTTTAATCGTGTTAAGCGCCTTGAATCTATCATGCTTGCTTCTACTGGTGCTACTCTTCTTTTATTAATAAGCATAGTTATACGGATGTAAGATGGACCCTCTCACTATAAGTGCGGCTATCTCAACTGCGACTGCCGCATTTGGGGGAATAAAAAAAGCGTTCATGGCAGGTAGAGAACTAGAGTCTATGACTCAAGACCTATCTAAATGGATGGGTGCTGTATCTGATGTAGCTAATATAGAGAAGAGAGCAAAGAATCCTTCATTACTTACTAAAGTTTTTTACAGTCAATCAATAGAGCAGGAAGCTATCGAAGCATTTGCCGCCAAAAAAAAATTAGACCAACAACGAGACGAACTCAAAACTTTTATAATGTTTACTCATGGCACTAAAGCATGGGATGAACTTATAAGTATGGAAGGTCAGATAAGGAAACGCAGACAGAAAGAAATTTATGAAGCACAAGAACGCAAAGAGAAGATTATATTGTGGACTGTTGGTATACTTACAATAGGTATTGGTACTGCTATTCTTGTTGCTATTACTTACGGACTTATGGTTTTAGATAGGAGACAATAGAATGACAGCAGAAGAACTAGAAGAACTAGAGATAGAAGAAAAGAAACTTAGACTTGAGAACAACAATGCTAAAGAAGACCAACAAAGATACATGGTCTGGTTCTCTGCTGTATCTGTAACAATATATATTGGTGTACTTATGACAGACTTGGTTAGTCTTGAAAGACTTGACCACCTATCTTCTATAGGTAATACTTGGGTGCTAAGTAACATGGGTATCATTGGTGCTTTCATTGCATCAAATGTTTTTATTAAAAATGGTAACAACAAATAGGAGATTACTATGGCTTCATTGTTTAGATTTAAATTTAATGATGATATTTATACAGAAACTGGACGTACTTATAATGCATTACTAAAAAGATATGGTAAAGAAAATGTTAAATTTCTTGGGAAAACTGATAAGTTTATTAAAGGTATAAACCCAGACAATCCTTTTCTTGCACGTAAGAGTTTATTAAAATTATAATAGGAGATTGCTATGCCATCTGGGAAAGGAACTTACGGAAGTAAGAAAGGTAGACCACCTAAGAAACCAATAAAGAAACCCAAATGATAGGTACTATACTTACATCAGTTAGTTCTCTTGCTACTTCTTATCTTGAAGGTAAGACTGCTATTCAAAAAGCAGAAGCACAAATCAAAATGAAAGAAGCAACAGGAGAAATTGATTGGGATTTGGCGGCAATGAGAGCTAGTCAATCTTCTTGGAAAGATGAATGGTTGACTATACTTTTTTCTATACCTCTGATACTATGTTTCTGTGGCGAGTGGGGTAGGCAAATAGTAACTGACGGCTTCCTTGCTCTCTCTGGGATGCCGACTTGGTATCAGGTAAGTTTGGGCAGTATTGTAGCGGCATCATTCGCCACACGAAGTGCTAAGAAATTTTTTAACCCAATAGGAAAGAAGAAGTAAATGGCTAAAGGTAAGAAAAGTGCATTGGCTATAGCTAAACAAAAAGCAAAGAATACTGGCGTAGCTAGTAAACAAGCTGAAGCTCTTATGCTTGAGTTATCTAAAAAAAATCAAGATATTCGTGCTAAACAGGAACACCAGAATAGATTAAATCGTGTTCCAGAAAACGTAGAGAAAATAAAAGTGTATCAGGCTAAGATAAATTCTCTGACAAATCCTTTTAAGGCAGGTAATAATAATATAACTCCTTTAACTGCTGTTGATTCTAATGCTGATTTACAATTCAAATCAAAAGCTATCCAAAGTTTGACAGCCGCAAACAATTCACAGCCGTTAGCAGGGTTGTTAGGAAATGTTGGGAACTGGAATCAGATTCAAGTAGGTGGTGGTACTTTGGAAATGAATATAGATAATATGATGGAATCAAATCGTGAACTTAAACTTGAATATACTAAACCTATAAGTACAGGTAGTAGAAGTAAGAGTTTGCTTCAACAGATATTTGGCAACTATTAGGGAGTAATGACAAGTGACATTTAGATTATCAAGTAGAAGTATAGAAAGATTAGAAGGAGTTAACCCTGTTCTTGTAGATATAGTAAACCTTGCTATCACTAAGACTAAGGTAGACTTTGGAGTTTCATGTGGGGTAAGAACCTTAGATACTCAAAAGAAATTAGTAGAGACAGGTAAGTCTCAGACTATGAACAGTTATCATTTACTTCAGGATGACATGACAAGTTGGGCAGTAGACTTGGTTGCTTATATAGATGGCAATGTATGTTGGGAGGTAAATGTATATGATGATGTTGCTGATGCTATGCAGTCTGCATCTAAAGAAATAGATACAAAAGGTTTCCGTCTTAGATGGGGTGGTGCTTGGTCTGTTTCTGATTTAGCTAAGTGGGATAAAAGTATGGAAGAGGCATACCTATCATACATAGACTACAAACGTAATTTAAAACAGAGACCTTTTTTTGACGGACCTCACTTTGAACTCAACAAGTGAAGCTCCTCTTCAGTTAAGTTTAGGCTTTGAAGAATCTGTAGACGAGATACCTTTTGAGTCTGCTCCTCCTGAACAATGGCTTTATCTTTTGTTTTGCGATACGCTTGGTTGCCCATCTGATGAGACGCACATACAGAACAATACTTCTTCTTCTTGATTTTCATTACTGCTGTCTCTCCACATGAGGAACACTTCCACTCATTAATTATTACTTGTTGCTTTTCCATTTAGTTTCCTTTTAAGTTTCTGTATCATCTTTTCTTTCTGAGAATTATCTTTCAATAATTCTTTAATCGTCATATAGAGAACATCTAGTTCATATCTAATTGCTCTATCTGCACCAGAATAAACAGAGTCTTTTCTATCTGCTATATCTACTATTCCTTTTTGTTTCTTTGCCATTTAGATTTCATCCTTTCCCATTCTTCATTTAACATATCTACATGACGTTCAATCTCTGGGTTGTTGATACGCTCTCCACATTTACATCTAATGTTTTTAAATTTGATATGACCTAGATGGTGCATCATCTTACAATGAGGGCATTGGATTATTACCCTGCCCTTCTGGTCTTGCCCATGAAATATTCTACTCATATTTTTTTCCCTATATTAGTAGGTCTATCAGGTGGTGCAGTATATCCATCATAGTTATACCTCTCAAAGCATTGGTCGCCAAGACCTGTATTGGTTAAATGTTCAGCGACTTCTATACATAATGCTTTGTCTCGAAACTCTATTGAGTACAATGATGTTGGTGTTGCTTCTAATGAAATCAACACAAGTATATAAGTTATATACATGAGAATCCTCGTTAATTTTGGGGGGTACTATACCCTATAGAAAGTATTTAACCCCTCTGTATGGCTAAATTTCAGGGTCTAATTGGGTGAGAGGGTAGCAAACAAAAGGAAATTGAAACAAACTACCCTCTCTTTTTTCTATTTTTTCTTACTATTATTCTTTTGAATATTTAGCATACGTTCTATGATTACGTCATTGTTACAGGTGTCACAAGCACGACCATCTTCGAACTTAGCTAATGGTTCTGGATTGTTTCCGTATCCTTCGAAAGCACCACCACACAATACACATTTGAATAGTGGTACGTTAGAATGGAATGGGTTCTTATTAACTGAATGGTGATTCGCCAATTTCTTGTGCCTCCTTCTTCCATTCTTCCTGCTCTTTTGGCTTCTGTTCTTTTTCCTTCTTATAAGTAGCACCAATAGCATCTTCGATTGTTACTGCTACATACTTGTTCCCCCCATTTTTCGGGGTGTTTATCCAAGCTGAGATTCTCTTCTTACCATCTACTGTATTTACAGTAGAAGTATAACGAGGAGCTAAAGGATTGGTGTCTTGTTTTAGATTACCTTCCCTATCATTGTTGTCGTATAGTTTACCTATTTTCTGGTACACATCAATGCTACTCTCATCATCCCAATCCATTTTGATTAGGGCAAAGTTTCTCTTTCCTTCTTCCATATCTATTGGACCTTGAGCTACTAACTTTGCTTTTGATAGTTCGTTATTCATAAACAAGTTACCTTTGGCTTTAGTGTTTTCCATTTATTCCTCCTATTGAAATGGGTCGTCAGGTTGATTTACATGCTTGTTGTTATCCCATTCACCTAAGAAGATGTTAGCATCACAACCAAAGTGGGATAAGCCTTTGGTTAGTGCATCAGTCATAGCTTTCTTTGGTGCCTCATCATCAATCCTACCTCTGGGATTCTTCTTTGATGTGTGTACCATAGGCACAGAACTTGGTATTGGACCAATAGCTTTGTCCTTATCTCCTACCCATATAGAAACATAAGCAAAAACCATAGTATGCAGTTCTTCTCCATGTCTTATATCTTTTATTTCATAGGTAGCTTCCCATCCCCACTTGTCACCTACCTGACCTATCTGTTCTGTCATCTTTCTTATCTGATAGTGGGCATTGATAGTAGTAATATTCTTACCCCAAGATGATGGCACACTCTTTGTGTAGGCAGGGTCAGTAGTAGATAGTCTGTCCCATAGGTCTGCGTTCTGCTTCTCGTAGTCTTGTCTTGTATTAGCCATTGGCTTCTCCCTTCATGTTTATTCTAAGTGTACCTTTAGCATCACGCTTAATTGTTCCGAGATTGCTATACACTTCTCTTGCGTTTGGTGGTACATGTTCAAGAAGTTTCTGTCGTACTTCTTCTAGTTTAGGCTTTGCCTTATCTACTTCTATCTTTGCATTTATATATTCGTTTGCATCTTGTGCGAATGAATTGCTTTGTGTCATATCTATTTTAATCATACCATCAATAGGTATTGTTTCTGTTTTTATTTTAGTTTGCTTTGTTTTATATTTTGGTGGTGCTGTTGCTTCTGGACACTCTGGGTCAAACTTATCTACATGTTTCTTAAATCTATGGATGGCATCTACCATATCTATTTGATACCCTGCATAACTACTTATCTTTACACAATGCCATACGTTGCCAAAGATAATAGGGAAGTAGCATCCACCTACTGGGTAGTAGTAATCATCAGTTGAAAAATTTTGGTGTAGAAGGTACAGATAAAATTGCATCTGAGGCATGTACGTTTCTATTGCCTCATCTATATTCTTGAATCTCATACCCAAAGCACTTGTATGTTTAGCTTCTATTGCACATATCCTACCTGAACCATCTATACATACATCATCAAGATTGCCACGCATAAAACTTTCATCAATTAATTCTTCGCTAGCTTTTCTTCCAAATAATTGTCTTGGGTTTACACCTTCTATCTTATTTTGTTTTGCACAGTCAGTATAATTTTTATAGAACCACTTAATATTAAATGCTTCTGTTACTATACCTAGTTGTACTTGGAATACATCTGATAAGTCTGGGTGTTTTACTTGCCCAGTCTTTTCTAACCAGAGGTCATACCAATCTCCACTCATAATCTTGGCGACATCACTACCACCAATATATTTATTACGGTCTTTCTCCGTTTCACTTAATTGTATCATATTGTTTCCTTTGTGTTTGGTGTTAGGGCATGTCTCGTTTCTTTACACAGGCAAGGATAAAGAAAGGATACCCTAACAGGTAGACAGTAATTGCATTATTGCAATCTGTCAATCTCTTTTATTATTAGCTTTCTAATAAATGTACGTTCTGTATACGCTTGCTTTATTGTCTTTAAGAATCCTACTGGTTGAGGAAAGTACAGACAATTAATACTAACATTCCTTATACCTATAGTAACTAAGTCAGCAGGATAACCAGTAAGAATATCAGCAGTTATATCTATCTTTTGATTTTTTATTTCTTCTGTATCTGTAGTTTCATGTCTTAATATAGAAGCTATTGGAGTTAATGCTTTTATTAATTGTTCTTTAGGTATAGGTGTCATATACCAATCGAATCTTTTTAATGCCATGTTAGCAGAGTCTATTGAGTCAGCACGAAAGACTGCTTGATGCACAAACTTTCCTGTCTCAAGAGTACAGCCATTAACATTTCTTAATGTCTCATATATTTCTCGCAGAGTTTCATCAGAATCTTTTCTTTCTGCAAGCAGTACATGTACCATAGCTTTAGGCTCAATCTTAATTACATGGTTATCAAAATTATACGTGTCATTCATTTCTTATTCCTTTTCTTTAATAGTTGTGGTGCTACTATTGATTCAAATATATCTCCATCAATAATAACACATGTCTTAGGTGTTCCCTTTCTCCTCTTGAAGAAAGCTATGTCTCTTCCTTCAAGCACAGAGAACGCATTGGGGAAACTGGATGCGTCTCTGTACTTTACCTCGACATACAAGTTTAATTTTTCTTTTACTCTTATATTCATTTCAGGCATGTCGAGTATCAGGTCTCCACGATATTGCTGACCATGAGAATCTACTAGACTACCGCTAAGTATTTGTTTCTTAACAGGAAATCCTATTTCCTTTAGCCATTTGAGTATTGCTTTTTCGTGGTATGTTCCTTTTCGTTTTTCTTTACTAGGCATTTCTTATATACCTCTTTGTGTTTGCTTATTATATCTACAGCATCAAGAACTTTAAGTGCAGTAGAATACCTTAACTCTGTACCACGCATGTTGCGATAGTATGTAGAGTAAGGTATTCCTGCAAACTTAAAGGCTGAGGCTAGGTCTACTTGATTGTCCTTGCAGAGTACTGACAGATGTTCGAAGTAACTTTTCATACTCAGTTATATTACTGACATCTTGCATAAGTGCAAGGTCTTTCTTTAGTATAGCTATGCCTTTCTTATTTATTCTATAGGTATTGTAGATACCAGTAGCATAAGCATGACTGTTAAGTGTAACAGCAATTATTATTTTATGTCTTACCTCCATACCATTAAGGCATGAACTAAGGTAGCTATTAGGATAACCAGTAGCTTTCATTATCTGCTTATGTGTTGTGTTGCCATGCCCTTTTGTTTCATTAAGAATGTAGATTTGTTTTAATACATTCATCTGCTTTTCGGTTAGCATAATTTGTAATGCTTCAAGCTGTTCATGTATAAACATTACTTCTCACCTCTATAATGATAGCGAGCATACCTTGCTCCATCAAATGGAACCATCTCTGTATCTATAGAATAGTTCTTTCTTAGATTAAGAATGATTGCGGCTAGCCTAGTTGCTTTCCATTTTTCTATTGCTTCCATAGATGTTATCTTACCATGTTCTTTTAAATGTTTAAGAACTAAAGATGTCTTTGTTATTTTCTTTTCCATTATTCTCTCCTCAAAATATATCTAATGAAATTATTCTGTCCTCATAATCGGACTGGGTTATGAGCTTGTTATTCTCCATCTCTTCCCTAACCCCAAGCTCTTCAGGTTCTGGTTCCTCTTGTTCTTCTTTACCTGCAACAGTATCATACCATGCTTCATGTGCTATCGTTTCAAACTTTTCTCTAAGTATATCCGAGTCAGGGAATAACTCTTTTGATATACTGGTACTATCTAGTGCATTATTGTACTTGCCTATTGCTTTTGCTAATACTTTTATGTTAATGGTAATGGACTTCATTACTTTCTCTCCCGTTATAATGTGGTCATTGACTTTGTGTTTGGAAACTGGGTGGAGTTTTATTCATTTTTCTCCACCCATTTTTTTATGCAGAGACTAGAAACTTATCTACTTCTACTCCTCCTTTTGTTTCCTTTAATGCTTTAAGCATCTTGCTAATCTTATTGTTTCTATTATTTGTATCATTAATTCTAGCAACAGGAGATTCATTACGATAAGGACTGAAGTTTTCTTTCTCCAATACTGGTGTATGTGTAGCCCAATCAGTCATAGTATTGTATGTAGCCCAAGCATTGCCACCTAATTGTTTGCGATACTGAGTTAATTTATTGTGCATTATAGCTGACTGAGTTTCATTTACTTTATACTTACCACCTTGATAGTCTGTGCATAGGTACTTACGAAACCAATTCATAGCTGTCTTCTCTGTATGGTTTACTCCTACCATTTGGTTGTAGGTTTCTTCGCTATCTATAAAGAGTTTAGTTGATTGTTTCATAGCTTCAATCACACCATCATAATTAGCATTAGCAGTATGCTTAAGTACAGCACCACTAATACCTTGATGATGACACATACCATTGAGGCATGCTAGTCGTAATGCCATAGCTTTGATACCTAACTTCCAAGTACCATCATAAGAATTACCAAACTCAATCTTGAAACACACAGTATCATTCATGCCTGAGCGTACAGTAAATGCTGTATCTGGAAAGAACACTTCACCTTTTAGTTTCTTACCATTCTCATACACTCTTATGTTTGGTATTACTTTTCCTGCTCCTATTTTGTGAGCTACATCCAGTACATTATTAACCAATGGTTCATGTAGTTGCTCAACATATTTAGATTTATGTATACCAACAACACATTTATCTCTTGTATTAATGAGGTGTCTCATTTCATTTGTCATAATTACATTAGTAGTACCATCATCATTCTCATAAGTAACAGTAGAAATTTCTGGTACTGCCCATTTAACTGGGAAGTTATAGTCTTCTGGGTTGTGGTATTCCTGTTTAATAATTCTATTTAACAGTGGTTCAGTTGCAATAGTATTATCTAGTGGCATCTGATTCTCTCCTTTTTATTTGTGTTTAGTGTTAAGAGTTTACTATACTTAATCATACTTTTACATGAAAAAGTTGAGAAAACTCTGGTGGTATTTGAGTGCAATAATTCTGTTCGCATCCGCTAGTCCTCACGCCCTCAAAATTCTGGACTCTGGTGACATCCTTGTTCTTAGGTTGCCACCAGAGTCGGTTTAGTTTATGTGCAATGTTGTTATGTTTTTCTGCCGTGCAATCTTAAGCATGTGAGCAGTACCTCTGCCTCCGTAGAAGCCGATTACATAATCTGGGTTTTGTGCAAGCATCAGTTCATTACGTCTGATACCTGCGGATTTCCCATATAAATCCCAATTAGCAGGGTATGATTCAAATGGTATTCCATTATTTTTAGCATAGAATTTACCAAGAGTATCAGCACCTCTAGCATCACCATGTATTATCAATGTTATAGGTGAGTGATTGCGTTGGAATTTATCCATGAAATTTGTTAGGAGTCGAGCATCCTTAAAGTCTCGACCTCCACATATTAACACCTTAGACATTTATTAAATCCTTTTTTTATTTTATTTGTCCTGTTTAATTTAAGTTTTGTATTAAGGTAGCAATACCCATCCCTAACGGAATGGATACTGCTATGATGAAGATTACATCAGTCGGCTTAAGCACTTAGAGCCTTTACCATTTCTCTTGCGAACTTTAACTCTTCAATCTGAGCTTCAGTCCTTTTCTTTTCTGGCACTATCTCTATCTCCTTCATCTTGGTGAAGTACTGCTGATAAGTTGAGTTTGCCTTTTGAGCTAGCTCGGCATCTTGCTTAGCTTTTTCTCTTGCTAAGTCTTGAAGAGCTAACCTCTCTTTCCAATGTACAAAGCTAGTAGAAGTGTACTCCTGAAAGAGAGCAAGTAAGGACAAGTCAGATGCAACGCAGATTTCATTGAAGCCAAGAGCATTTCTTCTCCGTGCTTCCCAATTCTGAATATCATTATCGTTGTCGATAGCATCATGGTCCTCTCTGGTTACAATCTCACCAGTTTCTGCATTAACATCAGTATCAATGAACTTAGATTTAAGGTCATTAATCTTAGCAGTAGCATTGGTGATTGCTTTATAGTTCCATGCTGTAGGAGATTGAGCTTTGCCATCCTTAGATGTATTCCATACAGAAGTATTAGATAACAATGCTTCCATATAAGCCGTTGCCCAATAGGTGTAATCTCCGTCTGCATATTCAAGAGGAGTCTCTTGTCCATTAGATGATTCAGCCTTAACCATTTCCTGTTGGTCTCCAAACATTGTGTCGAAGATAACCTTCCAAGCAAAGCCAATCTTTCTTTCAGTACCAAGACCATCTAGGAAAGCCTCAACCTGCTTAGTAGGTGTAATCTTGGTTCTTAAGAGCTGTCGGTGTTGCTCTATATGGTCGTCAGTATAGTTGTTGCTAGTTATTTTTCTAACAGTTTCAATTTTAGATTTATTTTCAATACTCATTTTAATTTCCTTTTATTTGAGTTTAAGATTTATGGGCGAGGCTCTCTCTACGAGAACCCCTCCCACCCTAGTCTTCTGCATAAGAAAGGGTCAAATATACAGAAGAAAATCAAAGATGGTCGCGAGGAATTGTCGCCCTCTTCTGCGACAAGGGGAAATTAGCATAGAGCGTGCGTCTATGACGCACAAGAGGGAATCGCTAATTTGGAATCTGCCGTATTTTGTTCTGTAGATTTGAGGTCGTTCGCGTCCACAGAAGGTCGTAGGGTGCGTCATCTGCCTCAGCGAACACCCGTAGCCCTTTCTTATGCCAATCGCTACACAGAATTAATAAAAAACAAATTCTTTCTGCGTACTTAACGCAGAATTAAGTATATTCTGTTTAGCTCGCACCTGCGAGGGGTTCTAGTAGTAGAGAGGCATGGATGAGCTTGCGAGTTACTCTAAAACTTTGTGTCTGCTTGAGCATTGAGAGCGGAATCCTGCGAAGTATGAGCATGAAGCGACCTTTGCGTAGACACATAGTTTTAAACTCTTTGCATGCGTTTGGTTCAGAATAGAGTGCCGTGAGGGCTGTCTAGCCTCACACAAACCTCTTTAGAGAGTTAGGGCTGTCTAGCCTAACTCCAATATCCAAATCCTGATTTGGTCTTTTGCTTCTTTCAGATGAAAGAAGAACCTAGCGTTAGCGTTAATCAAACTTGTTTGATACTTCTATTTCTACTTATGAAATAGGCTTTTTGCTTCTTTTTAGCTAAAAAGAAGACCAAGCGTAGCGAATCAAACTTGTTTGATGCATTTTAGTGAAATTAACCCCTTGACAAGGGTTTTGAAGATGGATTAACGTAGCCGAATGACCTTGACAGTAGCTAACTTAACAGAGAAGCAGACTAAGCTAGTGGATACTCTAGTAGCAACAGGATGTAGTATCAAACAAGCATCACAAGAAGCAGGATATGCTAAAGGCGAGTCTGGTAGAGTATCAGCTATGAAGGCTCTTAAGCAACCACATGTGCAACAGTATATGATGCAACAGATTAGTAGTAGTATTGGTATTAATGCTACTATAGCTTCCAACAGAGTGCTTAGGTTAGCTACAGATGCCAAGAGTGAGTATGTTCAGCTTGAAGCTAGCAAGGATATACTGGACCGAGCAGGGTTTAAGTCGCCTGAACGCCATATGCACTTACACGCTGGTGACGTTAAGGTTAGTATAGACTTAGGGTGAGCTTGGGGGTGGGGGAAAACTTGAAGGCTTCTCAATGTAAGTGGTCCCTCACTAACAATTTTAGCTAAAAAGGCTCGATATGAAACTAACTCCAGAAGAAAGAAGAATATTAAGAATAGTAGTAAAGAATGTACATTTTAAGTTGTATCCTAAAGAGTTCTGTACTGACCATGAGGCTGATAAGATGATTGCTGTTATTGCTGATGAGACTAAAGCTAAGTTGGTTAAGATAGGTAAAGATTCTAAAATAGAGCAGATGTAGTGTGGAGGATGTGGAACATGTGGAAGATTATTAGATGTATGGAACTTATGGAAGATAGAGAGGCTTACAGAAAACGGTACTTACTTCTTCTACACCCCTCTACAAGTCCTACAACAGCTACAAGTACCCTATCAACCTTATCAACTCTATCAAGTACCCCCTGATATGTCTGATATATTGATATATATTAGGGTAAATATATCACTTATATCAAGTATATCAGAGGGTATGCAGAGATAAAGATTCTAAAGTAGACCACATGTAAGGAGTGTAAGTTATGAGAATAGAAGATATGAAGCCTAGAAAGAAAAGTCTTCTTTCAATGTTAGGTAGTGGAGTTAAGACTGTTAAGCATAAAGCTAAGAGTTTGATAATGTGGAAACCAGAAAGTAATCCGTTTAACGACCCATATTATTATGACAAGAAAGATAAAAAAAGAGCAGGGGAGCGTCAAAGAAAAGCTGATATCTTAAGTAACTTTAAATTAAAGAATGATTCAAAAGCCAGTAATTGGATAAAAGCTAAAAATATAAACACAGGGGTACGTTCAGACGAAGCAATGATAAAAAGAAAAACTGGCAGAAGAGCGTTAGGTCCGTATTACTATGGCAAGAAAAGCACAAGTGGTTGGTATACATTAAAATCCAATAAGTAATGCCTGAGTTTAAGTACAAACCTGATGGTGATATTCTCAAAACCTTTATGAAGGATTCTAATTTTTTTAGAGGTATAAGGGGTCCTGTTGGTTCTGGTAAGTCTGTTGCTTGTTGTGTAGAAGTATTCAGAAGAGCAATACAACAAGAGAAGAATAGTGAAGGAAAGCGTAGAAGTAGGTGGGCAGTAGTTAGAAATACCAACCCACAGCTTAGAACTACTACTATTAAAACTTGGTTAGATTGGTTTCCAGAAGATACTTGGGGTAAGTTCCATTGGTCAGTTCCTTATACTCATCACATACAAAAGGGGGATTTAGATATTGAGGTTATCTTCCTTGCTCTTGACAGACCTGAAGATGTTAAGAAGTTATTATCTTTAGAAGTTACTGGAGTGTGGGTAAACGAAGCCAGAGAAATACCAAAGAGCATTATTGACGCATGCACAATGAGATGTGGTAGATTCCCTTCTATGCGAGAAGGTGGTCCTACTTGGTCTGGAGTTATTTGTGACACCAACGCACCAGAAGAAGACCATTGGTGGGCAATAATGTCTGGTGATGTTCCTGTTCCTGACCATATTCCTATGGAACAGGCGAAGATGCTGATTAAACCTGACAACTGGACATTCTATGTACAGCCTCCTGCTATGATAGAAACCCTAGATGAGAAGGGAGAAGTACACGAATACAAAGATAATAAGAAAGCAGAGAACAAAAAGAATATGTTGGATACTTATTATACTAATCTTATTCGTGGTAAAACTAAATCATGGATAGATGTGTATGTTATGAACAGATTAGGTTCGATACAGGATGGAAAACCTGTATATCCCCAGTTTTTAACAGAAACACATGTATCAGAAGAAGATATTCCTATTGCTATTGGTGTTCCTTTGTATGTTGGTATTGATTTTGGGTTAACCCCTGCCGCAGTTTTTGGTCAAAAGGTGCGTGGCAGGTGGTTAATACAGTCAGAAATAGTTGCTATTGATATGGGTGTAGTAAGATTTGCAGAATTATTAAGGCAAGAAATAGCTACTCGTTTTCATAACCTTGAAGTTAATATTTATGGCGACCCTGCTGGTGACTTTAGAGCACAAACGGATGAATCTACACCATTTCAAATACTGAGAGGTGCAGGACTTACGGCTTATCCTGCTCCAAGCAACAGCGTAGACCTGAGATTAGAATCTGTTTCTTCACAACTTACTAAGATGGCTGATGGAAAACCTGCGTTTATGATAGATAGAAGGTGTCAGACCTTAATTAAGGGATTTCAAGGTGGATATTCCTACAGACGTATGCAGGTTTCAGGAGAAAGGTATGACGATAAGCCAGAAAAGAACATGTTTTCCCACATTCATGACGCTTTACAGTACTTAATGTTAGGTGCAGGAGAAGGAAGACAATTAATTTCTGGACAAACACCATTAAAATCGTTTAATGCTAGAGGTAGTTTTGATATTTTTAAACGACAACCAAAGAAACCAAGACGAGAAGGTCTATGGGCAAGGATGTAAAAGGAGACTGTTATGTGTTTAGGTGGTAGAAGTAGACAACCAGAGCCAGAGCCAGACCCAGAGGTAGAAGCTGAACAGGAATCACAGGAGTTTCAAGCGGCTAAAGAAACAAAACAGTTAAAAAAACAGGCTGTTGAAAGAGAAATAAAGAAACGTAGAGGTGGTACTGGTAGACGTTCTTTATTAAGTGGTACTGGTGGTGGTATTGGTTACTTTAATAAATATTTTGGTGGAATAGAGTAGCACATGGATGATAAAGTAGCTAAGCAGTACCTTGATAAGTACGAAAAGGCGAAAGCACACAGGCAACACTTTGAAGATTTGTTTGAAGAGTGTTATGAGTATGCTCTTCCCCAGAGAGAAACCTTTCACACCCAAGCTGTAGGCGAAAGAAGGGATGATAAGATATTTGATGAGACTGCTGTTGTTGGTGTTCAGGAATTTGCATCCAGATTACAGCAGGGTTTAGTTCCTAACTTTGCAAGATGGGCAGATTTTACAGCAGGTAGCGAAGTTCCAAAAGAGGAGAGGGATAGTGTTAATAACCAACTTGATGAAGTTACAGAATATGTTTTTGAGGTTATTCAGAACTCTAATTTTGGACAAGAGGTTCACGAAAGTTTTATGGATTTGGCTGTGGGTACAGGAGTACTTCATGTACAAGAAGGTGATGCTGTTCATCCTGTTATTTTTTCTGCTATTCCTTTACCTCATGTGGTTTTAGATACTGGTCCTGATGATAAAATAGACCATGTGTATAGAGAACGGCAGGTTCGTTATTTAGACCTTCCTATTCTATACCCAAAAGGTAAATTCGGCTCTGAAATCCAGCAGTATATGCAGTCACAGCCAGACAGAAAAACAAAAATACTTGAAGTTGTTTGCAGAGATTACAGTCAGGTAAACGAAGATGTATTTCTACTGTATGTTATAGATACTACAAGTAAGACCTGTATAAAGATGGATACATTTAAAGGTTTAGGTTCTAATCCTTTTATATGTTTTCGTTGGTCTAAATGTGCAGGGGAAGTTTATGGTCGAGGTCCGTTAATTAATGCACTTAGTGCTATTAAAACTACTAATCTTACTATTGAACTTATACTTGAAAACGCACAGATGGCTATATCTGGGATATACCAGATGGATGATGACGGCATTGTAAACCCAGATACTATATCTCTAGTTCCTGGAACTGTTATACCTAAAGCACCTAACTCTATGGGGTTACAACCTATAAGAGCCGCAGGTTCTTTTGATGTTGCTAACTTAATTCTTTCAGATATGAGGCTTAATATTAAGAGAGCCTTATATAATGATATGCTTGGTAATCCAGATAGAACTCCTGCTACTGCTACTGAAATAGCAGAGCGTATGGCTGACTTATCAAGACGTATTGGTTCTGCATTTGGAAGATTGCAAGCAGAATTAGTACAACCAGTACTACAAAGAGTAGTATACATACTAAAGAAACAAGGTCGAATTGAAGTTCCTACTATTAATGGTAGGCAAGTAAAGATTCGTTCCGTTTCTCCACTTTCACAGGCACAGGCAAATCAAGATATTTCAGCAATGGCTAGATTTTTGCAACTTGTGGGAGGCACATTTGGTCCTGAGATGTTGAATATCTTAATTAATTCTGAAGAATCAGCCGCACATCTAGCAAGGAAGTTTGGAATACCAGACACCCTTATTAGAGATGCAGGTGAAAGACAGCAGATGATTGAACAACTGCAACAGATTCAACAGATGCAACAGGAACAAATGCAAGGAGAACAGCAGATTGCCGCAGAGTAAAACAACTAATTTAGGTATTGATGGTTTCGCAAGAACTCCAGAATTAGAAAAACAAATTAATTCCAACATGCACTCTTTATTTTCTAGTCCTACTGGTAATGCAGTATTGACATATTTAAAAAGTATTACAACACAATCTATTCATGGTTCAGCAGTAACAAATGATGTACTGCGTCATGTTGAAGGGCAAAGATATATTGTTGGTTTAATTGAAAATAGAATAATTAAACATGAAAGGAGCAAGAATGGCTGAAGAAGCTGTACAAGAAACTGTAGAAGAAAATGTTTCACGTGAAACATCTGGACCTATAAGACCAGAATGGCTACCAGAAAAATTTAAAACAGGAGAAGACCTTGTTAAATCCTATGAAAATCTTGAATCTAAAATGGGTCAAAAGGATAAGGAAATTCGTGAGCAAGTTTTGGCAGAAGTCGAAGCCAAGCGTTACGAAAATCGCCCAGAAAAAAGTGGTGACTACATCCTCCCGAAAGAAATCAACGAAGAAGAAGCAGTAGATAATGGATTGCTCCAGTGGTGGGCAGACCATTCTTTTAATAATGGATTCAGTCAAGAGCAGTTTGAAGAAGGTATTAAAATGTATGCTGATGCTATTAATGCTAATGCTCCTGATTATGATAATGAACTAAAACGTCTTGGAGATAATGGTAAGGAAAGAACAGAAGCTGTTGGTCTTTTTGCTAAGAATTATTTTCCAGAAAACTTACATAAATCTATTGTAAAGATAGGTGAAACTGCTGATGGTATAATGGTTTTGGAACATATTATGAATGAACTAAAGGATGCTCCTCTTCCTTCTGGAGATGGAAACATTGCAGGAGCAATTACTGAAAGAGATTTACAGAGTATGATGCAAGACCCTAAGTACTGGAATCCTACAAAACAAGACCCTGCTTTTGTAAAGCAGATAGAAGATGGTTGGAAGAAACTCTACTCCTCGTAATATTATAAGCAAGATTGGAGGCTTAACATTAGTTAAAAGTCTTGCTTGCGATATACCTCCTATTGCTGAGAACATTCGTGAAGATGATGCTTACGAGTGTTCTCTATTTAGCATGTCACCTTACGAAGCCTTGCTAGAAGGTTTTACTGAAGAAGATTCCAGAAGTTATACTCTTTTAAATAAAGGTATTCCTATTGGTATGATGGGTGTTGTTCCTGAAAATAAGGAAATAGGTAGGGTTTGGTTTCTTGCTACTGATGATGTTTATAAAGAATATCGTAAGTTTTTAAGGAAATGTCCTGAAGTAATTGATGTTTTACAGGGAGATTTCCGTGTAATATTCAATTATGTACCAGAAGAAAACAAAAAAACTATGCGTTGGTTAATATGGTGTGGCTTTCTTTTTGATATAAATAATAAGTATTTGCATGGTTCAAGTAGGTTTATGAAGTTTTTTCGTTGCAAAGAAGAAAAAAGTGTGAAACATATTGTAATGTCACAGCCTATTTATCATTGAGCGACCCTTTGGACAATCGCATTGACATGAACCTAGATAGACAACTGTATAGATGAAGTGAAATTTAACTGTAAATAAGGAGATATACTATGGCAAATAGTATTGACACAGCCTTTATCAAACAGTTTGAATCAGATGTGCATATTGCCTATCAGCGTATGGGTTCTAAATTGCGTAATACTGTAAGAACTGTTGGTAATGTTCAAGGAAGCGTTGTTCGCTTTCAAAAAATTGCTAAAGGAACTGCGTCTACCAAATCAAGGAATGGCAACGTAACTCCAATGGAATTAGCACACACCACAGTAGAAGCCACAATGGCAGATTATTATGCGGCTGAGTACATTGATAAGTTGGATGAATTGAAAACCAACATCAATGAGCGTCAGGCGATAGCACAATCTGCGGCGGCGGCTCTAGGTCGTAAGACTGACGAGTTACTTATTACTGCTATGGATGCAGGTGCTAGCTCAACTCAAATACATGATACAAGTTCTGCTCTTGAAAAAGCAGACGTACTATCATTGTTTGAAACTGTTGGTGTTAATGATATGCCAGAAGACGGCAATCGTTTCTTAGCAATGAATCCAAAAGGTTTTGCAGATTTATTTGCAATAACCGAGTTCGCAAGTGCAGATTATGTTGGTGATGCAAACTTACCATACGCAGGTGGAATGACTATGAAAGAGTTTTTGAGCTTTAAAGTATTCTCAACTTCTGCTGTAACAGCAGGAAAGAATATGGCTTATCATAGTTCTGCTGTTGGTTTGGGTGTTAACGCTGACGTATCAACTGAACTTAACTATGTACCTGAAAAGGTATCTCACCTAGCAACATCAATGATGTCAATGGGTGCCTGCGTTATTGACGCAAACGGCATCTATGAAGTCCTTGATAATAATTCATAAGGAGATTTTACATGGCTTATGATTCAGCAAATTTAACTAGATTATCAGGTGGGTCTGGTGTCAGTCTTTGGCACTATCATACAACAGATACGATTGCTACTGTTAACTCAGCAGGTTACTTTACTGGTGAGTCACTTAATATGATTGCTCTTAATGATGTAATCATTGCTGTGACTTCTACTGGTGGTACTCCAGTTGTTAGTTTAACGTATGCAAACGCCTCTACTGGTTCAGCCATTGACGTAGTTGATGGTTTAACTGTAACTGCAACAGACAGCGATTAAGGAGTAGGGGGAGAAATCCCCCTAAACCAACATGACAAGTACAGTAGCAGATTCAGCTTTAGATATGTGTAGTAGAGCATTTGTTCTAATTGGAGCAGATACTATTACTTCGTTTGATGATGGCTCAACGGAAGCTGTTGTCGCAACAAATATGTATGAAGATATTGTTCGGACTGCCCTATGTAATACAAGGTGGAGATTTGCAACAAATCAAGCAACATTAAATTTATTATCAGATGCACCTACAGGAAGATATGATAGAGCATATCAGCTTCCTTCAGGATATTTAATGCTTCATGCTATTACTGTTAATGATTATCCTATTGATTATCAGGTATATGGAGATAAGGCTTATGCTAATACTACTGCTTCTGATTCATTAATAGCAGATTATACCTTTAGAGTAGGTGAAGATAAATTCCCAAGTTACTTTACAATAGCTGTAGAGTATTCTTTAGCTGTTGCTTTCTCAACTTCTATTGCCAGAGATGCGGCAATGGCACAGCAAATGATGGCAATGGCTCAACAATCAATGGCTAAAGCAAGAAGTTTAGATGCTCAACAGCAAACAACTAGGAAGTTAAGTACATCAAGGTTTGTTACTAACAGGAGATAATTATGCAGAAGGTTCGTGTTCCTGTAACTAACTTCCAATTTGGTGAGATAAGTCCTTCTTTAATTTCAAGAACTGACACACAAGTTTATACTAATTCCGCACAAAAACTTGAAAACTTTTTTATTCGTGCAGAAGGTGGGGTAGTAAAACGAGCAGGATTAAAACATCTGTATGAGTTTGATACTACAGTAGAGAGTACATCTTTTACTATAACTGTTAGTGATTATGCAAACATAGCTACAGGTTCCAAAATTCAGTTTTATAAACATGATGGTACGTTAATAACAATACAATTTGAAGCCGCAGGTAGTTCTTCCCCTAGTTCTTCTGTAGGTAACACACATTATGTCAGGGCTTATCAAAGTAATAATACTACGGCTGACAATCTATATACTGCTATAAATGCTATAAGTGGATTTACAGTAGCTAATCCTTCTGCGGCTGTAGTTACAGTAGTAAGAGATAACCCACATTCTTCAACATATCTCACTGTAACTTCTACAGATACTACAAGATTAGCTGTTGTTGATTTTAGTGGTGGAACTAAACAGCAAATTAGAATGATTCCATTTATATTCTCAGATGATGAAAGATATATTGTATGTTTAGAAAATGGGAAGATAAGAATTTTTATTATTGATTTTGCTTCTGATGGCTCTGTATCTACTGGTGCTGTTTCATTGGTGCAAACAATAACTGACGCTACATTTACAGACACTTATAATAATGAAGTTACTTATGCTCAATCTGGTGATGTAATGTTTTTATGTCACCAAACTTATATGCCTAGAAAGTTAACAAGAACATCTTTAACTACATTTGCTGTATCTACTTTTGCTTTTGATACTCGTGTTGATGATAAGAAAACATACCAACCTTACAATTCATTTCAAACATTAGGAATGACATTAGCATTAAGTCATAGAACAGCAGGTACTAATAGAACTCTTACAGTAAGTTCTGCTTATTTTGATACCACTGGTTCTGCTGATGGAAGTGGAGATTATACAAGCTCTAAACATGTGGGGGTTGTTTTAAAGTATCATGATACTGAGATATTAATTACTTCTGTGCAATCTTCTACTTCAGCTAAAGGTACAGTAATGGAAAATACAGAAGTTCAATTATTGGCAGATGCTTTTAGAACTGTTGAGGGTGAAGATACTGTGTATGTTACTCATGTTGCTCATGGTTTAAGTTCAGGTGATGAGATTGTTGTTGCTCAAGCAGGTACAGTAGGTGGTATTGCCATAGGCAATCTTAATGGAACAAGAACAGTTGGAGATATTAAAAGTGAAAATGAATATACTTTTACTGCTGGTGCATCAGCTACTTCTTCAGCAGATGGTGGTGGTTCACCTAGAATAAGAACGAAAGCGGCGACAGAAGATTGGAGTGAACAATCTTTTTCATCAGTAAGAGGGTATCCTGCGGCAGTAGCTTTCCATGAAAACAGGCTGTGGTTTGGTGGAACATTAGGTGAGCCTGATGGTTTGTGGAGTAGCCAAACTGGTGAGTATTTTAATTTTGATGCAGGTACAGCACAAGATAGTGAATCTATTCAGATTAAATCTAGCATTGGTGAAATTAATACAATTAAACATATTACATCAAATAGAGATTTACAGGTATTTACAACAACGTCTGAGTTTATTGTTCCTGCTTTTGACCAGAACCCAACAACACCAACTAATGCTATGATAAGAAGGCAGACACCTTTTGGTGCTTCCAATGTTAGACCTCATGTGTTTGATGGTGCTACTGTGTATGTACAAAAAAGTGGTTCTATAGTTAGAGAGTTTATTTATTCTGATACTGAAGATGCTTATGTTGGTAATTCTGTTTCCACATTATCTGCACATCTTATTAAGAATCCAGTCCAAATGACTACACTTCAAGCGGCAATAGATAGAGCAGAATCTTATGTATTTATTTTAAACAATGATGGTTCAATAGCTGTTTTTAATTCAAACAGAGCAGAAAAGAGAGCAGGATGGTCAGAGTTTACTACACATGATGATGGTTCTTTTCATTCTATATGTACTATAGATGAGAAAGTTTTTGTTATTGGTAAGTATGATAAAGGTGATACAACAAAAAAATTAATACTTATGGAATTTGATAGTAACTATAATTTAGATATGTCTAAGAAATATACAGGAAGCTCTGGGGTTTTTAATGTATCTTCTGATTTTGCAAATGGTGCAGTTTTAGATGTGGTAGATAGGACTAATCATGTTGGTCAGTTTACAGTAGCAAGTGGCAATATAGATGTGTCTTCAGTAGATGATGATTTAACATCAGCAGAGATAGGCAGGAAGTTTGATGTTAATATAAAAACAAATCCTATTGATTTGATTGGCAATGAGGGTCCAGTTACAGGAGAGCCAAGAGCAATAAGTAAAGTAATACTTGATTTAAACAGCACATTATCTGTAAGTGTTAATGGAGTATCATTAGGAGTTCTGCAAGTTACAGATGACTTGTCACAGCCGAAAACTCCTGTTACTGGGAAAAGAGATTTTAATTTACTTGGATATGGTAAAGACCCACAGGTGTCAGTTACACAACCTGCACCATTAACATTGCAAGTAAATAGTATTATAGCGGAGGTTATTGTTTAATGGTATTACCAGTCTTAGGATTACTTGGTTCTTTTATGCAAGCGAGGTCGCAGATTGCGGCAGGTAGACAGCGTGAGCGTGATGCAAAACTTGATGCCATACAGATAGAATTGCAGAAAAGACAATCAGGAATTATTGCACAACAAAATCATAATACAAGATTAGCTATGGCTTGGGATGCAACTTCAGCAAATAGAGCTTTTGATGGATTTAGAAATGTTGAAGGTCAATCTGTTGACGCACAAATTAGAGGAGATATGAATGTTGTTGATAGTGATATTAATAGAATGTTATCTGATGCAACTATTAGAAAAATACAATTACAGACACAGGCAGACAGGAGAAGAGAAGAAGGTAGGTATGCAAGGAGAGCGGCAGGTATGTCAGCCTTTTCCACTATGTTGGGTGGAATAAGTAATTATAATATGACAAGTTAATAGGATTAATTATGGCAATAAAAAGAGAAAGACAACGATATACTAGCCAACCTATAGGAGTTGTTAAGTATAGTGATGCTATAGCAAGTTCTCATGATTCTATTGCTAATTCTTTTGGTAATATATCTAATACTTTTTTTAAGCAAGCGGCTAGTTTAGCTCCAACAATAGGAGATGAGGCGGCTAGAGCAGTAACAGAAGCTAATTTAAAATCTTATGACCCTGAAACTGGTGAGCCTACAGCTTGGAAAGTTCCTGATAGTTTTGGAACTATAAAAGCAGACGCATATAAAAGAAGAATAAGACTGCGTTGGGAACAAAGTATTAATAATGAAATGAAGAATGTAGCAGGTAAGCTATATACTCAATACAAAGATAGTCCTAATGCTCTTGCTAATTTTGATGGTGCTTTTGCTCATCATCTTGGAGAAATGCACAAGCACGCTCAAGGCGAATGGAAGGAATATATTGAAACTACAGGCAACCAACTTAGGTTAGGTTCTGGTTTAAAGATTTCTGAATATGTGAGTGAGATTGAAAGACAGAAAAATGCTCAATCTCTTGAAATTGAACTAACCGATAGGGCTAATGTTGCTTCTACTCTTTTAAATGAAGATGAATTAAATGCACATATGCTTGGGTCACAGTCTCTTATTGCAGACGCAGAAAATACTGATTCTACAATTAATGGTCCAGTTTTAACAGAGCGTCAGAATAGACAGGAGAGGGTAAACTTTTGGACATCTCAAATTAATTCAGCTTACAGAGAGAGCAAAGATAATACTAAACTTCAAGGAGACATAAATAGAATTATATGGACTGGAGGAAAGAGTGGCGAGGCTCTTCTTGAAAGTCTAAATAAAAATAATGAAATAAGTCCTAGTCTTTATAAAAGTTTAAAATCTATTCTTAAAATAAAAAATCTTTCAGATGTAGAAAAAAGAAATCTTACAGCACAAATATCAACTGCTTCTACTGATATGAATAGGTTTACTGACGAAGAACAAGTTAATGCTCGTTTATTTATGGATAGACGAGATGACTTTTTTGCTTCTTTGTTTGATGGTGATGATATTACAGAAATATCAGACCATTTACAAAACAGACTATATGAAGGTTGGGAGAAAGATTACACTGAAATTGTTTTAAGTTTAGGTGGCGACCCAAGCGTTGTTGCAGGTAGAATAAAAAATTTCGAACTTATTGGTGCTGATAATAGTGCTGTACAATTTATAAGAAACTTAGAAAGTAATAATGTACAGGCTATAGATAAAGTAAAAGATTTTATGATTGGTACTATTACTTCAGATGAGCTAGATGCTTATTCATCAAAGACAAATCTTCTTACTGCTACTGAAGTAGATGTAGCAAAAAAGGTTAAGAAACTTTTAAGTGAACCTGCTCAAAACCAATTTGCTCAAACTTTAAAGAATTGGATTAGTGACGAAGGAAGGGATACTGGTTCAAGTCTTACGCCAACAGAGCAAGAAGCTTTTACTGATATTTTTTCTGGCAACATTAATGCTGAAGATTCAACACAACAAAAAGTAGCGGCTAGCATATATCAAAATTTAACTCTGAGTCTTGATAGCGACCCAGTTAGTGACAACCCTTCTTTAAATCTAAGAAATAAAATATTAACAGGAGAAATTTTTGAACCTGATTATTGGGATAAATTTACAAAAATTACTGATACAGGGCTTATACCTAAAGAAGCGTATGATGTTTGGGATAACATATACAATGGAACTATTACAGGAGAAGGGGAAATACTAAATGGATTGACTTTATATTCCAGACTATCAACATCAAAAGATGTAGATGGAACGATAATTAATAGAGTAGGGGAAGTGTTTAAGGATGCAAAAAGCAAGCCTGAGTTTATTGCTTTTTTAGATTCTCTTAGATTTATATATGATGCTGAAGAAGGAAACATAGCAGACATAGTTAAAGAAATGACGTTTATGAGAGGTGATGAATATATAGCAACTCTTGCAGGACAGATTAATTATGATGGAATACCAAAGGATTTAAAAAGTGTTAATGATAAATTAGCTTCAGATGTAGAGACTTGGTTTAAGGATAAGTATAACGACAGACCTGATAGCAGGTTATATAATTACTCTGTTGCTTACGCTAAATATTTATTAAACCATTCTAATAATGAAGGAGTAAAACCTCAGTCTCTTGAAAGTGTGTTGCCTCATTTAGACAGGCATCTTGATTCTATTTATCATCCTAATTTTTCTGCTGTTTTTTTACAAGAACAAGGTACAGGTAAATGGACAAATATGTGGAATATGAATTTATTAGCTAAGTTTGGCAGTAAGTCTATGGTTCATAATTTCTTAGATAAAGTAGAACTAGAAGTTCAAACAATGTATCCACATCTAAAGAATGTAAGATTTGATAGAAGTGATGAACCTATTCCTAGTATTGTAGACAGGGCAGTTGGAATGGGTGGAGATTATGCAGTTCTCGATTATTTAAGAGATAGAGCTACAGATGAGGATGATGATTATTGGGGTTGGGATTATTTATTTCAAGACCCTGTTAGTATGCTGAAGGGTATGGGGACAGGGTTTATAGATTCTGTTAAAAAATTCCATGATATTTTTACTGAAGAAGGTGAGGATTGGTATACCGAAGATGTTAACTGGGGAACATTAAAATTAAAACCTTATTCTACTGGAGAATATAATGGCTTTGTTCAAGTTGTTCTTGTTCCTCCTAATGGTGTTAATGGTGTAAAAATAAAAGAGTTGTATAGAGTATCTAGGAATAATGATGGGCAAGTTAGAAGTCTTCTGGATTATAACTTAGATGCTGTGGAGAATAAATTTAAATACAATCAAATGGATGATAGTTTATTTATGGAAAGTTTAAGTACTGGTATGCTTCTTTCAACTCCACGCTTACCTCTTATTAACTACGGAAATTATTAATGTCTGTTCAATTAATAACTCCTTACGCTAATATTCAAAGGTATGAAAGACAGCCTTTAACAGATGGTCGTTCTGTTAAAAAATATCTTAACCACAATACAATGGAGTACAGAAGTTCTCCTCAATTTTCTGAAACTCTTGGTGCGTATTTTGGTTGGATGTACTCTCCTTTTATAGATGAGTTTATTAATACATTTGACGTAGACTTAAATAAAGTTGATGAAGGCTTTGACTATAGAGAGCATGTAGAAGGTTGGGAAGAATGGGATTATTATTTAAGGCAAGCTAATAATAGTAGACACATGGATTGGTTAAAGAGAACTATTCGTGTAGGTCAGGAACGTAGAGAAACACTTGCAGATTCTTCACTTTGGTCAAACTTAGTTGTTGGTTTCTTTGACCCTATTAATCTTATTGCTCTTCCTTTTGGCGGTCCTACTGTTGGTGTTTTGAAATCTGCGGCAAGAGTAGGTGGTGGTCTTGCAGTAATTAATGCAGGTACAGAAGTTACCAGAGGTTACTTTGACCCTAATGCAAGTTTAGAAGAATCTGTATATATGATTGGTAGTGGTGCTGTTATTGGAGGTGCTTTAGGAGGTCTTGTAGGTTCTGTTAATCTTGGACTTTTAAGAAGTACACAGAAAAAAACAGCTAAAGAAATCTTTGATTTTAATAAAGCTATGGATGTTCCTTCCCAAGCTGATGTTACTAAGACAATGGATATTAGAAAGTCGGATGCTTATGGTCTTAATGGTAAAACTGATAAATATTTAATTCAGCTTTCTAAAAGGCTTGAAGATGAGAACTTTGGTCATAATCAGAATATTGAAATAGCACATAGAGAAATAGAATTTCTAAAGAAATTTGAAGTTGAGGGTTTAAAAGATGTAGGTCAAAATAAAGGTGATTATATTCGCTACCCTTCTTTTAGTGTTTGGAAGAAAAATCTTTCAGATTTAGTAAAGAGAGATTTTGTTGATGAAGAAGAATTAAAACTCCAAAGACAATACAATGAAGATGTGGCAAAAGTTTTAAGACTTACAGATAAATCTTCTGATTTCAAATTAAATACAAATCAACCTTCTAAATCTCTTTATGCTACTGGTGTTAAGTATAATAAAAAAGGTATACCTGTTTCTTTTAATGTTAAGTCAAAAGGTTTTTTTAAAAAAGATTATAAGGGGGATAAAACAGATTGGTATTATGATTATGGAACTGGTTGGCAAAAAGTTTCTAAATCTGAAAAATTAGAATTAGAAAAATCTCCAAGAAGTAAAGACAAGTATAGAACAATGTCTACAGGTAAAGAAGCTAAGTATCTTAGAGGTTTTGAAAAAGCTGAACAGGCTAGAATTAAAGCACTTTCTAAAGCTGAAGAAGAAAAGATTTATAAGTTATTGCAAGATATTGAAACTAAATATCAAAAGAAAGTTGCTAATGCTGTAGAGAAAAGAAAAGTAACTTCTGATGAAATAGATAATATTATTGAAAAATATAACCTTCCAAAAAATGCAACTCAATTTAAACAAGCTAGAGAATTAGAACTAAAAGAATTAGTGGAAGCACCTGTAAGACCTTATGTGAGAAATGTTTGGCTTAAGGAAGGTTTTCCTTTTGCTTCTAATGCTTATCGTGTGGATAGGCAAACAGGTAAACAGGGTGTTCGTTATAAATCTAAAGATGGCAAAATAAGATTTATGGCTATACCTAAAAAAGAATTAGCTTATATGGATAGGTTTAAATCTTTAGATGGAGATTTTCATAGACCATTTTTTACAGGAGATGATTGGAGAGAACAACTAACTGCTTGGACAGGAATGTCTCATAACAGAAAATTAATGGCTTCTTTAGAAGGCTCTCAACATATACAGCAAAAAAGAATCCAAACATCTGTAGATGAAATTAAGAATAATCATGAATTAGATACTGCTGTAAAGAACGAATTATACCAAAGAGAAATAGAAAATATATCAGGTAGTCCTAATTATGATGAAAGCATTTTTACAACAGGAGCTATGTCTTGGGCATTTAAGTCTGTAGTTACTCCATTAAAAGAAATTTTAATTAATAGTGGTGTTCCTAAAGAAGTAAAATTAATCTTTATGCGTCTTGCTAATGACAACGCAATGTTAAGTCAAATGCACCATTTAGGTGAAACTACTGGTCATTCTGTTGCTGTTCGTTCTGCTATACATAGTGGTAAAGTTAAAGTTTTATTCAATGAAATGGCTGACATTTGGAATAAAGATAGACTTAAGTGGATTGATTATCAGTACACAAACTGGTTACGAAAAGGAAAGAAGCTAATATCAAGGAGGGCTGAGTATGATTTTAAGCAGTCTACAATGGAAGAGTTTTTTGGTAGAGCAACTTATAAGTATGTATCAAGAGATAAGAACTTAACACCAGAAGAAAAAAAAGTAGGAGAATTAATAGAAAATTTCTTTAAGAATGATGCTGATGAATTGGTAGCACATGAGGTTATAGGTAATCAGGAATATTTGAAAGTAAAACTTGATAGACAAAAAGCAACATTAAGAGACAAACTTCTTATAGTAAAAGATTATTACAAATCATTAGAAGAATGGAATAGTATGACTGCTCTTGGCAGGACTGAAGCAGTTAAGAAAGGATTAAAGAACCCTACAGCTAAACCAAAAGTACAGTCTATAACAAATTTAGAAAAAGTTGTTATACCAAAAATGAGAGCTTTGATTGATGAAACAGAAGATGCTTTTGCTATGGCTCTTACACATAAAGGATTACTTGAAAACTTTTTTCCTAGATATTTTGACTTTTTAAAAATTAGAAAAGACCCTGAAGGATTAAAGCAAGTTCTTCGTGAGTACTATAATTCACCTGATAACAACATAAGTTACAAAAGAGTATTAGAGCAGGATAAAGCTCTCGGTACAGCTAAAGTAAAGTATGAAGAAGTTGCAGGAGATATGACAGAAGCAGGAATTGAGAAGAAAGTTAATGGTACTTTTGATGCTATAATGGCGGCAGAGCGTGACCCTGCTAGTGTTGATGATTTTGGTTTTTTTGGCTCAGGTCAATCTAAGCATCTTAGACATAGAAAGATAGATATACCTAATCATGTTCTTGTTGATTATATCATAACAGACCCTATGCCTGCTATAATGGGTTACACAAATAGAACTATGCCTGTTTTAGAATTTAGAAAAATGTTTCAAAATAGAACGGAAGACCAGTTTTTTGATTGGATTGAGGATACTATGCTTAGAGCAGGTGTAGATGAAAAGTTAAGACAATCTACAAGAGCTAATGGTCAGCTTTTGTATGATAGAATAGTAGGTAAAGTTATGGTTAATCCAGATAGAATGGATACCAGAATAGCAAATGGACTTAGAGTAATGGCTAGGTTTAGTTTTCTTGGTCAGGCAGGTCTTGCCGCTATATCTGAATTTGGTGCGATTATGCTAAACCATGAGTTAAGACATATTAGAAATGGTTTACTTGATTTTATGGACAGTTCTTTTTACAGAGATTTATCTTTAAAGGAAATCCAAAAGTCAGGTGAGCTTCTTGACGTATTTAAAGGAATGGTTGGCGCTAGAGCGGCTGAAGATTTCCAAGCAAATGTATTAACTCAACAATTTTGGGATGGTCCTCAACATCTTTATTTTAAGTTTAATGGTCTTGGACCTATGACATATTATTTAAAATGGTTTGATGGTATTGTTAGAGGCAATACAATTATGGAAAATGTACTTGCTGTTAAGGCTAAAGAGGCAACACCAGAACAAGTAAGATGGCTTGCACAATATGGTATTTCTCCTGAAGCCGCTTTAAAGATGGCTGATGAACCTTTTGAGAAAGGAACTCATGGTACTATTTTTGTTAATACAGACAAATGGAAAGATAAAGGTAACATAGAAAACTTTAGAGGAGCTTTATCTTCAGGTGTTCTTAATACTATTATGATGTCTACTCCTGCTGATAGACCCAAAATAATGGATGGTATGGTTTATGTTCCACATAGAATTGCAAAAAGATTTGGATATGCAGAAGACCCTAGAGTAAAAGGGTATTCAAGAATGGAAAGTGGTTTGCTTGCTTTGCCTTTCCAATTCTATACCTATGCTTTTGCTACTGTTAATAAAATTACAATGCCTATGGCTACTGGAGCCGCAAAGAACAGAGCAGTAGCCGCAATTACCATGTTAGGTTTAGGTTATCTTTCTGTAAAATTAAAAACTCCAGAATGGGCATGGGATAAAATGGATTATGAAGATAGATTTTTTAGAGCATTTGACGCTTCTGGTACTGCCGCTTTATATTCTGATTTATACTACACTTCTATGCACACTATAAATGCTATGGGTGGTCCTGATATTGGTATGGGATTTATTAACCCTAAATTTAATGATACTCAGGTTGGTGCTTTAATTGGTCTTGCAGGTGCAGGTCCATCTGTAGCTCAAGATTATTTCCTTGCATTAAAAGAAACTGTATCAGGTGATACTGGTAAAGGTATGAAAGATTTATTAAGTGCTACTGGTATATCTAGGTTTTACTGGTTTAGAGATAGTATGCAAGAATTGGGAAGAACACTTGACCAGAAATTTGATTGATTAATTTTTTAACAGGGGTATTATAGCCGCATGACAATAAGTACAGCAGACAACACACCAAGAATATCTTACACTGTTGCTCAAGGAGCTACACAGACTGCATTTGCTGTACCTTTTGAGTTTTTTGCAGATGCAGATTTAAACTTTTATGTTGATGGTACTAAAAAATCATTAGCAACACACTATACTACTTCTGCTAATGCACAGAATAATCTTGCTCATTCTTCTGGTACTACAGGTTATATACATACAACAACAGATAATAGTATTACTGGTGCTACTGGTGGCAGTACAGTTGTTATTACTAGAGATATAGCATTTGCCAGAACTACAGATTTCCCAACAGCAGGTGCTTTTGATGTTGATACTCTTAACACAGAGCTAGATAGAATTACTGCTATTGCTTCTGATTTAGAAGACTTAGCCTCTAGGTCAGTTAGGTTACTTGATTATGATAGTGAAGTTTCTATGGAGTTACCTGCGTTAGCTTCACGGAAAGGAACTGTTCTAGGCTTTAATGCTTCTACTGGTGTAGCTGAAGCAGGACCAAGTATAACAGCAGTACAATCTCTAGCAGATGTTACTACTTCTATTAATCTTTTAGGCACATCAGCAGTAGTAGAAGATATGGGAATACTTGCAACGGATGCAAATGTTACAGCAATGGGTCATCTCGGAACATCAGCTAACGTAACTGCAATGGGATTGCTTGGCACTTCCGCAGTTGTAACTGATATGGAATTACTCGGTACTGAGGCTTGTGTAGCTGACATGGCTATATTAGCTACAGCAGACAATGTGGCAAATATGGCATTGCTTGCGACCACTGATATAATTTCTGACCTAAATACCCTTGCAGATTCTGACATTGTAGAGGACTTAAATCTCCTCGCCACAAGTACAGTAATTGCAGACATGGCTACTCTTGCAGGTTCAGGTGCTAACCCTAACATAACTACATTAACAGCAAATGGTGACATTACAGCTAAAACTGCTGACGGAGCAATTCTTAAACTGCAAACAACTCACACTACTGTAGCGGATGGAGATGTATTAGGTGGTATTGAATTTTCTGCTCCAGACGAAAGTGATGGAACGGATGCTATAACAACCTCTGCTTCTATTATTGCTGAAGCTGATGAAACTTTTGCCGCAGATGCTAATAGAACAGACTTAGTATTTAAGTTGGGTGATAGTGGAGCCGCTACAGAAAAAATGCGTTTAACTAATGATACTACAAATGGTCCAGAACTTATTTTAACACATGACAAAGATGGAAATACATACGGACCACAATTAGTTTTTGACAGAGTTAGTGCTTCTCCTGCTGATGACGATAGAGGAGGACAGCTTACTTGGAAATTTAAAAATGATGCAGACCAAACTACTGTATGGTCTTACATAAGATATAGATTTACTGATGTTTCTGCTGATTCAGAAGATGGTAAATGGGAGTTTGTATCTAGGGTAGATGGCACAAGTACTGATGCTCTTATTCTTACAGGAAATTTAGCTACCTTTGGTGGTAGTCTTGTTGTAGCAAACGGAGGCACTATTGGTTCTGCTTCTGACACAGACGCTATGACTATAGCCTCAAATGGGCAAGTAACATTTTCACAAACACTTATTGGTACAGACTTAGATATATCAGGTGATGTTGATATTGATGGCACATTAGAAGCTGACGCTATGACCCTTAATGGTACAGCTATTACAACTACAGCTACATTATCTACAGGTATATCAAATACGAATGTAGTTAAAATTGATAGCAGTTCAGTAGCTGATGACGAGTACGCAAGATTTACAGCAAATGGTTTAGAAAGCAGAAGTACCTCTGAGGTTCTCTCTGACATTGGAGCAACAACGGCAACAGCGGCGGCTGACGAAGCTACAGCATTAGCGATTGCATTAGGAGGTTAATATGGCAAACGCATTTAAAGTAATTACAAGGGATTTATGCCCTGCAAGCAGTGGAACTCCAGAAACTTTGTATACAGTACAGTCAGGAAGTACGATAGTTGTTCTGGGATTAACTCTAGCAAACGTACATACGGCACAGGTTACAGCTAGTGTTACTCTTGTAAGTACAACTACTCAAACATCTCAAACTCAGAACACAACAGCATACATTATCAAGGATGCACCAATCCCAAGTGGCTCTACTCTCTCAGTTCTTGATGGCAAAGTTATATTGAATGTTGGAGATATTATAAAAATTGACTGTTCAGTAGCAGATAAGATTTCAGCAACAATGAGTTACATGGAGCAAACCTAATGGCAGGTTATATAGGTTCAAAAGCTGTTCTACTAAGTACAACTGCGGCAGAGGTATCTGGTGATGCTGACATTGGTGGTAGTGTTCTTGTTGATACAATAAAAGCAGACAATGGTACGACAGCTATGACTATTAACAGCAGTGGTGACATTATAGAAACTAATTACGAGTTAGATAACTGGAGACTTACAGCAGATTTTACAACTAATGATACCACAATTACAGGTTGGTCAAGTAATAATGGTTTATCAGGTTGGTCTAAAATAGGCACTGGAATGACTGAAAGTTCTGGTGTATTTACTTTTCCAAGAACAGGTCTTTACTCAGTAAGAGCACACGCTACATTTTTTTTAACAACTGATGATACAGCTTGTAAGTTTCAAACTTATGTTACATTAAATAATGGTTCTTACAGTCAAGTTGCTGAGGCTTCGGCAGGTATAACTGATAGTACATCTACACTTCAAGGAACATACTCTGAAATTTTTGTAAATGTTACTGACACTTCTAATGTAAAAGTAAAATTTGTTTTAGCTTCAGCTGGAACAAATAATGGAATAGAAGGTAATAATAGTTTTCAACGCACTGGAGTATTTTTTGAGCGTAAAGGTCCAAGTCAATAGGAGAACAATATGGCAGGATATTTAGGGAATATACCAACACCACAAGCTACTCAGACTAGAGATACATTTACTGCTACCTCTGGGCAGACTTCCTTTGCTACCAGTGGGTATACTGTAGGTATGTTAGACGTATATCTGAATGGAATTAAATTAGCTTCAGCAGA